CCGGATCTTTAATGACGGCTATAGGCGATATTGGAGATGTTGCCGGCCAAGCTACAATGGATAATTCACTTCCAGTAGTTATTGCAAGCAACCAAAGTACGCTGCCCGTTTCTGCTGCAAGCCTTCCACTTCCAACTGGTGCTGCAACATCGGCAATTCAAACTGATGGCACCCAAAGAACAAAAATTACAGACGGAACAAATAACGTAGCCGTTAGCAGTTCTACTCCAGCTGGGACCGAACAAGGTTTAATTGTTCGTAATATTCCTTCTGGTACGCAAACTGTATCTGGAACCGTTTCCGTCAATACACTACCAGCCGGCGATAACAACATTGGTAACGTTGATGTTGTAACACTTCCAGCACCACTAAATGTTACTGGTGCTGGTGCTGCAGCCAGCGCATTGCGCGTTCAGCTTTCAGATGAATCGCTATCTGCCCTTGAAAATATCAGTGTCACCGTTTCTAATACAGCTGTAGAAATTACAAACGATGCTGGTAATCCAATTCCAGTTTCAGGAACAGTCACTGCTAACGCAGGAGCTGGGACATTTGCTATTTCTGCATCTTCTCTTCCGTTACCTGACGGCGCGGCGACAGAGTCTACGCTTTCCGGCTTAAATACTAAAGTTGTAACAACTGCAAATGGTATTAAGGTTGATGGTAGTGCGGTCACTCAGCCGGTTAGTGGTTCGGTTTCTATCACCGGTACGCCAAGCGTGTCTGTTTCTAACTTTCCCGCTACACAAACTGTTACGGGTACAGTTGCTGCAACACAATCTGGCACTTGGAATATTGGATCAATTTCTACATTACCCTCAATTCCCGCCGGAAATAACAACATTGGTGATGTTGATGTAGCCTCCTTGCCAGCTCCATTAAACGTAACTGGTTCTGGGGCAGCGGCTTCTTCGCTTCGCGTTCAGCTTGCGGACGAATCGTTGTCTGCACTTGAAAATACGACGGCTACTGTGGTTAATCCAGTATCTGGTGGAGAACCTGTTGCGCTTCAGACAAAAACTTATGATCTTGATAATGACTGGATTAGCGTTAAAACATGGTCAACAGATACTGTTATTCCAACATTAAATGCAAGACCAACGTCTGGTGAGTTTGTAACAATCACTGGATTAACGCCTAACTCACAAGTTTTACACGCATTACCAAAATTTAAAACAACTCCGTCTTTGAACGTAGGACAGTATATTTGGGTTGATGATGGTGTAGAAGTTTACCTTGCCGGTGCAACAACTTACGCCGCAAAAGGAAACGGTATTTCTGGGCTCGATACAAATACTGCATATGATGGTGCAACATTTACTGCAATAACTTTAAACAGGTACACACCGACAATTAAAGTTGGAGCGAGTGTTATTTCGGCTCCCGCTACTATTACATACACAGTAAACGGCACAAATACTGCGACGTTAACTGCACCGGCGGGTATTTTAAACGTAGGTTTTACTGGCGGAGAGCAAGTAAGATTAACAACTGCCGGCCAATTACCCCTTGGTTTAGCAGGCACATTTAGCTCGATAGATACAGCGGCGGACACTTTTACGCTGGAAGACGTCCAATTCGCAGACGGAGAAGAAGTAAGAATAAACTTAACGCAACTCGCAAGCACAGCTATTCCGCCTCTAGGAATCGCTGGGTTAGGACGCTGTAATAATATCGACGTAGTCGATAACTGGCTTATTCTTGATGCGGGTTATTCTCTTAATTTACAACCGGGTGATGTTGTTCGATTTAGAGGTGGAGCAAACTCTACTTTACCTTCTTTGGCAGGTACTGCTATTGCCACAACCGCTTCATATGTAGTAACAGAAGTTTCTGGACAAAAATTCAAACTCACAACGTCTACACACGGAAGCGCGACCTTAACAGTCACTTCACCGGGCGCTGGTATTTTTTACGTATTTAAATATCCATACGTTGACTTTTTTGCTAAGGGTTCAAACCAATTAAGTTTAACTTCTGGCGGTGCTGCGATTGATTTCAAATTGCTACATAATAACGCTTCTGTCACTGTAACTCCGGGTACGGCTGCGACTATTACTCATAATGCGCACCCGTTTGTAAATGGCCAAGAGGTGTTGTTAACAGCCACAACTGTTCCTGGAGGATCTTTCCAAGGCCAGAAATTTTATGTAAAAAATGCAGCTTTGAATTCGTACAACTTGGCCTCTACTGCTGGTGGACCTTCTGTGGCGTTTACCACGGCTGGTACTGCTGTTCAGATTGTTGACCCAGTTGCCGGAACCGCTGCTAGCGTAACTGTTACTGCAGGAACACCTGGTTCAATCACTTTGCCAACCCATTATCTTGGCAGTGGTTCTGATTTTACTTTGAGCGGTACAACCGTTCCGTCTGATTATACTCCGGGCAAGGTTTTATATGTATTGACTCCAACCCAAAACACATTCACCTTCAGCGAGAATAAAATCACCCCAACGGTACTAGCAGATGCCGGAACCGGAGTTACATTGTCTACCATTCCTGGAAGAAATAGTGATGTGATGTTAGAAAGAAGGACCGTTTACATAGCAAGTTCGCCAGCCCCGACAGATAGTACACTTTCGTTTGCATATACATCTGGTGGAGCTGCAATCACTTTAGCCGGCGGTTCTGGGGCGCAGACATTTGCTGCAACAGTTGCGCCAACAATGAAATCTGGTTCTTATATTAAAGTTAGAGCAATCTAATAGGAGTTTATATGTCTAAAATAGAACAGCTTTCTTCTCCGTTGGATAACACGAAACTAGAAGAAATGAATGATAAGGGATATAAATGCATCCAGATATTTACAGATGGAACAAACTGGTTTGGTCTATTTGAATTAAAACCATCAGTGTAATAGGAATTGGCAATGAAATTTGGAATTCAGCCCATCGAGTATTTTGGCAATATTAATGATTTTACTATTGTCAAAAATTGGGAAATATCGAGCGGCAGCCCTACAACTCTCTATTTTATTTTAACTAAAACAGATGGTTTGGGAACTAAACGCTTTATTATTGACAATTCTACTACTGTTAATTTGAATTTTTTACGTTCTAGGCCAGCAAAAAGCGGAGAAACGGCTAAAACTATTTCTAAAACAGCAGTTATTGTTTCGCAAAATGACAGATCGCTTTTCCATGTAAGTCTATCTGCGGATGACGCGACAACAATTTTGTCCGGATCTGTTCAATTGATTGTAACCATAAGTGGTACTCAAAATAAAAGCAGCGTGCCATATGTTGTGAAAAAGAATATTTCTTCCCCAGGTTTTTAGTGTATAATTTCTATAGTTTTTAACACTCTTTTTTTACAGAGGTATTTATTATGGCTAGTCCACGTTTTTCTAAAGTTGTTAAACAGCTCGAAGATAACCTAAAGAATCTCGGCTATTCAAAAGCTAAGGCTAAGGTTGTTTCTGTTGACTCAGCAGGCAATGTTATTGGTTGGCTTAACCTTTCTTCTGCTGGCTCAGCTGCTGGTGATCTTCAGTGCTTCCTTCGTTTCAAGGCATGGGAAGTTGCTGGCCTTCAATTCCCAGATTCAATGAAAACTCAACTTCATGCAGCTGGCCAATTTGCTGAAGGCGCTGCTCTTGTCGAGTTAATTATTGAATCTCCTGCAGCAACCCCTGCTGCTGGCGGACTTCACAAGTTCCTTCCAGATGTTATCCATGTTCTTCGCGGCCAAAACGGTGCAGTTGTTAAGCTAAAACAAACTGCTGCTGGATCTGCTCCTGCTCTAGCTCCAGCTGGTGCCCTTGCAACTGCTGCTGCTACATGGGATGCTGCAGGAGTTGAAGTTGGTGTGCTTATGCCTTATGGTCGTGGCACTGCTCCTGGTTCTTTGGCCTAATCTAGTGGGCCGAAAGGCCCATTTATTTTTAAAACATGAGGTAATTAAGCATGGCTCTTTTAACCCCTGAAGTAAAAAAACTTCTAAATGATTTTTCAAAATCACAGCCTGCGCTAAATCTTCCCGGCCTTCCTGCAGATAAATCGGGCATCAAGCTTGGTGATCTAATTGAAGCTGCTGCGGCTGGTGAAGTAGCAGGAGAAGCAGCGGCAATTGCAGCTCTTCAAGCGGCAGTTCTTGCTCTCCAAGGTGCTGTAACTGCACTTCAAAGCGATGTAAGTGACCTAGAAACAGCGGTTGCTGATCACGAAGCTCGCATTACAGCTCTTGAACCGTAAGAAGAGGTGGTAGATGAAAAAAAGTGAACTGTTTCAGAACATTGATACGTTAATGACTGAAGTTTTGGATCTCAAGAAATCTTGGGATGAAAAAATGGAAAAGGCAGAGGACGAAGAAGATAAGCCTAGTGACGCAGCAGACGACGCTGTTCACATGGCAGATCATGGCGCAGATGAAGAAACTTTGGAAGATTATGCTAAAAAGCTTTCCGACGAAGAACTTCATGACCTAATTTCTTCTCTCGTTCAAGAAGCCGAAGGCCGTAGCGGCGGTGAAGGTGAAGGCGAAGAGTCGGAAATGGATGATTCGGAAGAACAACCTGGAATGGAAAAAGCTGAAGATCAAATGCCAGAAATGGATGATTCTTCGGTGGAATTGCCAGAACAAGATGCAGATGCTGAGCAACCAGAACAAGAGGGCGGCGATCTAGCTTCTAAGATTTCTGAACTTTCAGATGAAGAAATCCAAACGCTTCAAGCTGCTATCCAATCCGAACTTGGAAACAGAAGCGGCGGTGGCGGAATGAGCGGCGGCGGAATGGCTCAAAAGTCCATGGATGTTGCGTCATCTGCTGACGAATCAATGATGAAGAGCCTAAAAGCTGCTCTTAAAAAGATTGATACTCTCAGCGCACAGATTGAATCTTTAAAAAAGAGCCAATCTAAGAAAGTTGAGCGTAAAGAATCTATGCCTACGCAAAAATATGCAGATCCTAAGATTACTGTTCTTGAAAAATCATCTTCCGATGATTCTAAGGTAGTAATGACTGGCGCAACTTTGGCTAACTGGCTTATCAGCGAACAAGCTTCTGGCAACAAGAAGGTTAACTCTGATCTTGTTACTAAAGCTAACCTTGCTAAGTCTGTCGAAGACGCTAGCGAGTTCTACAAAGAGCTCGAAAGAATTGGTATCAAAGCACCTCGCTCATAACGCCTATCCCTCCCACTTATGAGCTGGGTTATTTAACCCCCAAGATTTTTTCTTGGGGGTTTTCTTTTTTACTAAATACGCTTACCATTATTGGCAGAGGTGTTTATGGAACCGAAGCTCATACGTCTATTGTGCAAATCTTGCCGTCATATTTTGTTGTGTTGGGAAGATAAAAAACCCATTAATTGCCCTAAGTGTGAGTCAACGCAATTAAAACCTGTTATTACTGCTGCCACTGTGCCAGTAACAACTGGGCATATGGTCGAATATGTGTACGACAATGTAGATACAATAGACTCATTTGTTTCCGAGCAGGCTAGTATTGAAGAACAAGAGCGAGATCTGGACAAATTAGGGAAGGGACGACGAAATTCATGAGTACGGAAATTAAAGACAATATTGTTAATTTTGATGCCAGATTTCTTAAGGGTGCTGTGTTGCGTTTGGTACTTCAGCCGTCTTTGATTGATAAATACCGAGAGTATCTATATCCAGAAATGTTCGATATTGGAGACGAACACCAATCGTTGTTTAGAATCGCTAAAGTGTTGCTAGATCGTTCTAAAACAGAACCCGTATCTGTAGAAGCTTTATTAGGCTGGCTAAACCTGCAGCCTTCTGGCGATGGACGGGACGCTAGCATGCAACTAGCTGAAAAAATGCGGCTAGACACAGATCTGTATAAATTTGCACAAAACGATGGCTATTTTGCAGAATTTCTGCGGTACCTCAAGGCACAAACTTTTATTAACTCACACAAGTCGGTTACTAAAAAGTTTAAAAACACAGATTTTGATTCCGCTTATCGTGATCTAGAAGTTACACTCAGTAAAATTAAGTCAATTGGTACTGAAGAAGAAGAAACTGTAAATTGGGAAACTGCTCATAAGTTCTTGGAAGAAAACTCCCAAAAACGTTACAAGCGATTTAAAATTGGCATTACAGATTTTGATACCCTGGCTGGATTTGAAGAACAATCTATGAATCTGTTTATTTCGACTTCCGGTGGTGGCAAAAGCATGATGTCAATTCATATTATTGTCCAGGCAGTTCGTCAGCAGAAGTATGTGCATGCAGTCTTTGTAGAAGATCGTCAGCCAACCATTTTACGGCGTTTGTTTGCTAATATGACCGGTATTCCAATCAACGAACTATCTAAATACGCAGATTTATCTCAAGATAAGAAAAATGCCATTCGTACCGCTGCTGCTGAATTGCAAAAATATGTCACAATGGATTTTATTTACCAAAATTCACCATCTTCTATTTTGCAAAAAATATCTGAAAAGAACCGCGAGCGAAGAAATCAAGGTTTGCCCGAAAATAAAGTTGTGATCATTGACTATATCCAGCATATTGGTCATATGGCAGCCGGAGACAGCATGCATGAAAAATTACATCGTTCTATGGCGGACCTTAAAGACTTTTGCTTAAAGCACCATATGATCGGTTTTACACACTTCCAGGTTAATCGTTCTGGTGCTGCAATGCTTCGTAATAATGATGAAAACCAATTAATTGATATGAGCATGATTTCTGGTTCATATAATGCTTGCTTTGTGGCCGATAATATTATTTCTATTAATAGAACTCCACAAATGCGCATCGACAATGAAGCGGTGCTATACGTTATCAAAGGACGAGAAGGGTGTAATGAAAATAAATACAAAGTTAAAACGGATTTTGCGTATGGCACCTATCGTATGGAAACTGCTGAAAAATTGGAAGATGTTCTCTGAAGCGTATTTGCATAATCAAAACAATATTTTAAATATTTAATCCTTAAAATTTTAAATATTCGAGCGACAATAGAACTCTAGTCTAGATTTCTAATGGGAGCATTTTTTAGATGCAAGCTTTGCCAAAAATTTTGCAGAAGCGGACGAACTTTAGACCCTTTGTGTATCCAACTGCCTTTGACATTTTTGAAAAACAACAGAAAGCACATTGGAATCCTTCAGAAGTTGAGATGGATGCTGACGTTCATCAGTACCACACTGAATTTTCCGAAAAAGAAAAACATGCAATCACTACTATCTTAAAAATTTTCACGCAAACAGAAAATATTGTGGCCGATTATTGGACAAACGTTGTTGCTAAATGGTTTGTCCAACCAGAAATTTGCATGATGGCAAACACGTTTGCCTCGTTTGAAGCAATTCATGCTCAGGCATATGACAAGCTTAATACAGCTCTTGGCCTCGATACAAAAGAATTTTATTTGTCGTTTCTTGATGATGAAAATCTAAAACATAAAACAGAATTCATTGAATCTAAAATGAAGATCAACAATGTAACTGACCTACCATTATCCCTTGCCGTTTTTTCTGGCTTTACTGAAGGCGTATCATTATTTAGCTCGTTTGCAATTCTATTAAATTTTCAACGTTTTAATAAATTAAAAGATGTGGCTAATATTATTAGTTGGTCTATTCGTGATGAAAGCTTGCATTCATCTGCTGGATGTTGGTTGTTCAGAACGCTTATCGCTGAGATGGATTATTCTAAAGAACAAATGGCTGTTCTTGAAGAACAAGTTAAAGCGGCTGCAGAGCATGTTCATGACATGGAAATGATTTATATCGATAAAATCTTTTTAGAAGACGAACTCGAAGGATTGAAGAAAGACGATATGAAAAACTTTATCAAACATCGTATCAATCAAAAAATGCGCGACCTTGGATTCAATGATATTTATGTTAATCTTCCAACAGATAAAGTCGGTTCGTGGTTTAATCCTCTAAACCAAGCCGTAGAATTTGTAGACTTCTTTGAAGCTCGATCTACAAATTATGTCAAAGGTTGGAATTTCGGCAACATTAGCTGGTAAGCGTCACCCCTAAAAGAGAATACAAAACCATGAAACTAAAAGACCTGAAGTCTTCCCTCGAAGCTCCCCAATGGCTTACCGAAGAAGGATTTATCACTCTCTCCAAGGGGTATTTGCTTCCTGGTGAAACCCCAAAAAGCATGTACAGACGGGTTGCTAAAACTGCCGCATCGTATTTGCCTAATAATCAAAAAAAATGGGAAGAAGATTTCTTTAACGTTATTTGGAATAATTGGCTGTGCCTTGCCACCCCAGTTGCATCTAACTTTGGCGCTGACCGGGGACTACCAATCAGCTGTTTTGGTAGCTATGTTGATGACAGTATCTATTCTATCTTCGACAAAAACCTTGAAGTCGCAGTCCTAAGTAAGCATGGCGGTGGTACTTCTAGCTTCCTTGGTGACGTGCGTGGGCGAGGCTCTCTGATTAACGGTGGTGGTTCTAGCAACGGCACCACCAGTTGGGTCGAAGTGTTGCGCACAACTGTTAATCAAGTATCACAAAACGGTATTCGTCGTGGCCAACATGCCACATATATTCCAATCGATCACGATGATTTTGATGAATTTGTTGATGTACGTAAACATTTGGATGGCATTCATCTTGGTGTAACTGTTAGTGATGCTTTCTTGCAAAAATGCGAAAATGGAGACCAAGAATCGCTTCGCCGTTGGTTCAAATTGTTGAAGGCACGGATGGAAACTGGTGAACCGTACATTTTATTTATTGACAGAGTCAACAAACAAAATCCTGCAATGTATGCAAAAAACAATCTAAGTGTTAAAGCCAGCAATCTTTGTTCGGAAATCGTTTTGCATTCCGACGCGGATCATTCTTTTGTTTGTTGTTTGTCGTCCATGAACCTAGCTAAGTGGGATGAGTGGAAAGACACAAACGCTGTATTCGTTGCCACTGTGTTTCTTGATTGCGTAATGGAAGAATTTATTCGCAAGGCATCTAAAATTCGTGGTATCGAAGCTGCTGTGCGTTTTGCGCAGAAGTCAAGAGCGCTTGGGCTTGGTGTGTTGGGATACCACACATATCTGCAGCACAATATGATTCCATTCGACAGCCTCCAAGCAAGAATCTTCAACCACACTTGGGCTAAATACATCAAAAACGAGGCACAAAAAGCTACGGAGTGGATGGCACAAGAGCTTGGCGAGCCTGAATGGTGTGAAGGGTTTGGTGTTCGCAATACACATCTGCTGGCAATCGCGCCAACAACGTCTAATGCAATTATTTCTGGTGGTGTTTCGCAGGGTATCGAACCAATTGTAGCTAATGCTTATGTACAAAAAACAGCCAAAGGTACCTTCATTAGAAAAAACCCTACTCTCGAGCAATATCTAGATAAATTAGGATTAAATACTGATGATATTTGGGAAAAAATTATCGATAATAACGGTAGCATTTCAGATATCATTGGTATTAGCGAAGAAGCTAAAGAAGTGTTTAAAACTGCTTATGAAATTAACCAAAAAGAAATTATTTTTCAGGCTAATCAAAGGCAGAAGTATATTTGTCAGGCTCAGTCCTTGAATTTATTCTTTGATGCTAATGAAAGTCCAGAGTGGATTCATAAAATCCACAAAGAGGCTGCTTTAATGCCAAACATTAAATCTTTATATTATGTAAGATCGATGGCCGGTATTAAAGCTGAAAAAGCTGAGGCTTGCAAAAGTTGCGAGGGTTAGTCATAATACCCTCGATTTGGCATTATTGTCGTGGAGGGTCTTATGAATTTATTTGTGATTGGTAATCAAAAAGAAAGCGCTCAAGCCCTTGATGACCGTCGTTTGGTAAAAATGACGGTTGAAACTTTACAGTTGTTTGCATATGCAATGAACAACTTGGAAATCCCAGACTCGTTTTATCCAATTTCAAAAGAAACTGGCCTGCCATATAAATCAAAAAACTCCCACACTAAACATCCGGTAACCTTGTGGTTACAAAAATCTGTCGGAAACTTTGACTGGATGTTTATTTATCTGCAAGAAATGATGGCAGAGTATGAGCATCGCTTTAATAAGCCTTCGTTTGTTGATCCTATTAACTTAGAGCGCATCCAATCTGCTAGAAACTTGTGGCCAGTCGGTGAGCTTACGCCTTTTGCAAACTGTTCACTGCACCAAGATATCGAAGATACTCTAGTTGCCTATAAGAAAACACTAATGGACAAGTGGAAAAAAGGCGAACTTTCTACTAAGACTATTCCACGGTGGACTAGGCGGGAGCGACCAAACTTTGAGCTCACATCATACTGAAACAGCAATTATCAATATTCTAGACAAATATGCGATTGATTATAAAGCCAATCGCAGATCTTTGATTTTGAAGTTTTGCCCTAGTTGCGGTAAAAGCAAGTATTCTGTTTGGTTGCTAAAACCTGAAGACGACGAGACTAAAGTATTTGGTCAATGCTGGGTTTGCGGTGCGAAGTTCTCCCTACTTAAGTATCTTGTTGATTGTGGTGCCGATAGTTATAAAAAAATTCGTTCAGAGTTATTTGGACGACAAATATCCAAGCCAAATGCGGGCATGTTTGACCTTGAACAGCCCATGCCGCATACACCAATTAACCAACCGCACGAAACTTTAAAACTACAGCACTGCTCGGTTCCAGAAACATTTCATAAAGTATATGATTGGCCGAGTAATCCGGCGTCTATTTATGCTAGAAAACGTGGCGTAATTGGTGATTTAACGCACGAAGTATTCATTGATCCATTTGCCAGAGCTGTTGCATTTCCTATTTATTGTTTTGATACTTTGGTGGGTTTCCAAAAACGATTTATTTCACCAGATGCCAAAATTAAAGTCCATACCGATGCAAATCTGCCAAAAGCGCATGCATTTGTTAAGTTTGGGCAGGTAAGCGACCCGATCTGTGTTGTCGAAGGTCCGTTTGATGCTATTTCGGCAGTCTGGTTTGGTTATTACGGCGTAGCAACTATGGGCGCACAAATATCTGCATCCCAGGCTCGACAGATTGCGATGATGGCAATGGAACAAAATCCGGACAATCCTAAAGTGTATATTGGACTTGATCCAGATGAAGCTGGCGAAAACGGCTCTTGCAAGCTTGCCAGGTTTTTAGATTTTTATGGTGTGAAGTATGAACGCGTAGTTCCGCTAGTTGAGACCGAGGATTTTAACTCTATGTTAGTCAACTATTCTGGACTAAACCTTGAAACGCAAGATCGGTTGCTTAAAATCACAGGTTTGGTGGAATCTAAACACTGGTGGACGCCAAATATATTAAGAATAGATGATATTTTTGAGCAGCAAAAAGTAAAAAAAATGAATACAATGTTAAAAGATTTAACAGAGCAGGGTGAAAAATGAATGTGGCGCGTTTTATTTATCAAGTACGTAAAATTGATGCAGAGTTTTATATAGCAAGAATGGATTTATCGAGCAATTCTGCGCTACAAATGAAAAAAGTTGGCGATGGAGAATGGTTCACTGTATCGCCATGGGATGAACTGCCAAGTAAAACCCAATCAGTTAGCGATTGGCTTGGACAAAACGAAATAAAGAACTTTCTTTATAATCATAAGCTTCCAAACTCAATATCATGAATTATTTATATAAAGTTTATCAAAAATTAAATTTTAATAAAAGCACAAACGCATATGAAGTGGAGTCTTGGATGGTGCATAGACTTAATCCAGACACCCTTGAAATTTTTTATTTATCGGAGCTTTCAAGTACAATAGGCCGATTTGACCTCTGGCTTCCTGTTTATCCTTCTATGCTAGTTAATTTAGCGGCTATGACAGAAGACTTTCTTTCAATCGAAGATACTATCTATTTTTTAGAGAAAAATGAGCAAAAAAAGCTTTCTGCCAAGCTCATGAATCACATTTAAAGCTTATTTATCAACAATAAATATCACTCATGAATTATTTTTTTCTAGATAAATCAATCTTAATTTATAATTAAATATCGTCATAAATAGCAATTATATTAAATATTTATGGCGAAAGAACTTATTTAGTTAAAAAAAATAGGCATTTAATAAATTTGTCACTTTTTTTGTTTATGAATCTATGTGTATAATTACTTTAACTCCATGAGTTTAAGCTTTTTGGTGTAGAATTGTATAAGAAATTTGTTTAACTCTTTAAGAGGTGTTATGTATGTCAGGTTTTAGTCCACTTAATCAGCAAGAGCTTCAAATGATCGCTCAGAAGCTAGAGAGCCTTAACAAGTCTTTCGCTGCTGGCTTCCCTGGTCTCAACAACGCAGGAAGAACTGGTACTTCTGCAATTGCTATTGATAGCCTTGAGCCTACCGTGCGTTCATTGACTCTTGAGGACGAAGACTTCCTCTTGACCAAAAACGTTCAAACTCTCAAAGCTACACAAACTACATATAGCTATGTAGTTAAGACAGCAATCCGTAGCGGTATCGACACATGGGGCGTCGAAACATTCCTTCCACAAGAAGATGTTTCACAATATATGCGCGTTGCTGAAGTCCTCCGCGTTCAAGGTATCCGTAAAACGATTACCCACCTTGCACAAACCGTTAACTCTGCTGGCGGCTATATGCTCGACCTCGAAGCAGAAAACGACAAGAACGCAGCTATGTCAATGGCTGAAGGTCTTGAGCGTGCAATGTATATCGGTGGCGATATGTATCTCGACCAAAACGGTGAGATTGACAGCACACTTGCTGCTAACCCCAACGCTCCTATGCGTATGCCACGCGGTATCCAAGCTCAAATCCGTGAAGGTAACAAGTCTGCTCGCGGTATCATCGGCGACTTCGTTGGCTACGGTAACAATCGTGTAACTTTCGCTGATGCTAAGGGCCAAGTCCTTACCAGGGGCCAAGTTGACAAGCTTGTTTCTGCAGTTCGCGAAAACCGTGGTCGTATCGTTGAAGCTCACTGTACAGTTGACCAGCTCGTTCACTTCCGTGCTACATTCTTCCCATTCGAGCGCGGTGATCTTGGCGCAGCTTACGCTATTCGCGGTGCAAACGTTGAAGCTGAAGCTAAGTCTGGTTTCCCACTCCAAACAGTTGTTGGTACAGTTGACTTCATTCCTTCTGTATTCAAATATACTCGCGCTTATCCAGAGCCTGTAATGAGCTCCAGCGGTACAATTGCAACTCCTGCTATTTCAGGAACTGCTCAAGTTGCTGGTAATACATCATTCAAAGCTGGCGATGTTGTTAAGTATGTTGTCCAAGCTGTTAATATCCACGGAATTTCAATGGCTTCGGCTGAAGTTTCTGTGACTATCGCTGCTGATGGTAACAAAGTTCAACTTACAATTGGTGCTGTTCCTGGCGCTGAAGAGTTCGCTCTATTCCGCACTGCGGTTGGTGGCGCTTCTGGTACATGGAAAGCTTGCGGTCGCGTAATCGCTGCTCGCGCTGGTGCAACTACTGCGGTTGATGCACAAGCTATCCTTCCTGGCCTCGACAGCGTTGTATTCCTACCAAAAGCTCAGTTCCGTGCTAAGCTTGCGGTTCTTGGCGAAATGCTTTCAAAGATGAAACTTGGCCTTCGCGGTCTTGTTGAAGAAACTCTTTATGTAAGCTACCTCGCAGTTGTTCTTGAGCATGTACGTCATCATGGCCTCCTTGATAACGTCTACCATGAGCTCAATGACGAGACCTACGGAAGCGTCTGATAGGACGCTTTAACAAGAAGGCCGGGGAAACCCGGCCTTTTTTGTTGTCTAAAGTTCCCCAGATAGAAAATCAACAATAAATTTATATTTTTTTCTTTTATCTTTAGATGAAGACAATAATTTAATTAAATCATCAAGACTATCCACAGCTTTTGTTCTATAGTAGTCATTTGTTTCGGCTGCAACCATCACAACCCAGTGTGACAATTCCGCTTCGCTTAGAATGTAATCGTCCCAACGACATTTTTGTAAATGTTTATCGGTAAACAATTGTGCGTAATATATTTGCGTTGTATGAAAATTTGGAACTACTTTCTTGTATATACGAATATCTCTATCGATAGATAACAATAAGTAATTATTTTTGTTATTTTTTATTTGTTGTGTTTCCATAACAATGTTATATTTGTATAAAAAATGGTAGACAACGTATGGAATTTCAGGGAAAAGAACATAAAAAAAGAGTACGAGCCGCACTTCGCCAATATAACGAAGAGGCACGTAAACCCGTTTATTGTATTGATATGATTACTGGCGAAATAGAATCGTTTGAAAGCAAATATGACGCCGAAAAGGCAGGTTATAAACGTTATAGAATAGACCGTTGTTTAAATGGGGAACGGCGGAGCTACAAAGGTAGAATGTGGTATCAAGGCTCTCTTTGATCTAAATCATGGTTAGATTTTATATCTTCTTCCTTAGCTTTTTTTGCAAAATATCTAATATTTTTCCAAGAACGATTAAGCTTTTGAATTGCCATTCTACCGTTTTTTAAATTTGGATGATTTATTGTGTTTAGATTTTTTTCAGAAACTTTATCCCAACTAATATTTTGATTTTTATCATTTATGGGATAATGATGATTTAAAAATGCGTCTCTGCTTTCTTTGTCGTGCAAAATTGTATGAAGCCACGGTAAAATTTCTTGAGAAATGGATTCAGAGCCAGAATACAGACCAGAATTTAATAAAAAATGACTAATTTGATTTTTTTGATTTGTTGGAATTAATGAGTTTAGTTTTGCGTAAACGCTCCTGTCTTTATTATTAATTTTTTTTGCAATATTACTAATTGTTTGATGCATACCTTCATGAGCAGATATTGTTTCATTTTTTTCTGGATCAAAAGAAAATGATTTATCTGGTTCCATTAAATAAACACCTGAATGGGACTGTATGGTTTCTTTTGGAAAATATTTAGTTTGATATTTTGGATCAAATAATTGTTTTACATTTTGCTCTGGTCTAGAATTTTTCGGCAAAATGTTTGGAAATACAAGATTACCTCTTGTTTTTAATAGACTTTTTTTAGTGGGATTTAGAATTTTAAGGTTTGGCATTTTTGCTTGTTGTTTATTTACAACATCTTCATGTCTTTTTTCTTGAATAATATGATCTAAATGATAGATATCAGGATTATCTTGTAGAATCTTTAATCCATGCTCTATTCTATGGGCATAATCATTATTTTCTATACTATTACCCTTTTTTATTGTTTCTGGAGTGGCGTTATACATTTTAACGGCAAGTCGCCATTTATCCGCATCTGTTTCAGCGGGAATACCTTGTATTCTTTTATCATTACGATTGGCATAAACTTTTACACGCCTAATATTATCGCGTAAATGAAGTGCAGCGGCATGTGCTGCGCTCATGGTATCTTTATATGCATCAACGCCATACGTGTCCAAAAATGATTTTCTAGTTCCGGGCATAAATTGATACGTTCCACGAGCGCCGGCTTTTGATACATCGTTCCAATTAGAAAGTTCTCCAGCAACCCGGAGAGCAGTTACGCTTCTGTGGGGAAGATTGTATTTTTGTTCAAAATGCTCTTCAATCGGAAGGTGGCGAGGGTCTTGATAATTTTTTAAAATTTCTCCAGGTTTTAATGGGTTTTTTGCCATTTGGGTTTTGTGCTCTGGAGATAACAACGGCGGTTTATTCTTCTGTTCATGAACAGAATATTCCGAATCTGGTGGAAAGAAATGGCTTTGTTTAGAAGTCTGTACTTCTGTTTTAGGTGCTTGAATTTCAGTTTTAGGCGCTTGAATTTCAGTTTTAGGCTGGCTAATCGAGTTTTCTGAGCGCATTGAAGGAACCAGCATAGTGGCTGCGCCTAATATACCAGTTTTCAGTCGATTTGAAATCGAAGCTTTTTCCATCATTTCGTTGATAGATTTTTTTAAAACCTGAATTTCTTTTTCGATATTATGTAAATCATTATTTTTCATAATACTATTATATTACGTGTTTTATACAAACAGCCGTTTATTTAGGCTAGTTTTGATAATTTCACTTTCTGGTTTCTTTAGCCAAACCATATTTTTGATGTCAATTGCCGCAACTCCGGGAAGTTGAAGTAAAGTTCTAAAATCTACTCCATACCCTCTATTTGCAGTGATATTTTTAGCGTTGTGGTAGCCGTTTCCGTAATAACCCTTAGAAAGAGCAGATCTTAGCTCTTCATTATCGGTGTCGAGAATGAACAAATAGCTGGATTTATATCCATAAATTGCATAAATTTCTGTATTTTGATTTCCAGCCTGCCTAAATCCGCCAGCTTTAGAATTTCCTGTAGTAGAAGCGCCTTTATGCATTTCAATAAATACATTGGGTGAATCAGTAACTTTACCTTCTTCGTTATAAACTTTATCCTGGCAGGCGGCATTGAAAATACCATCGCCTTTAACTTCTACGCGACCACCATTTGGTAATCCAATATCCATTGAAACGCGACGCTCATTTCCTCTAGCAAATGCGCCATCGACAAAGATGGGCAACAAAAGTGTTTCAAGTTTATTAGCTAATACGTATTTTTCTTTTTTAGACTCAGTTTTCTTTAAAAGCTCTGCTACCTTGTTAATTTCGGATACGTTAAGTTTAAGCTTTTCTGCTGTAATCTTGATAGTTTCAGTTTGAGAAAGTGCTGGATGCTTTTTGGAGGTTATTGTTGTCTTTTTAGGCCCGACGGGAACTACAGCAGGCTTAGAAACTACTGTTGACTTTGCCGCTGTAAATTCTTTTTGGTTTCTTTGGAGGGCGAAGGAGAACGTTTTGAGCATTAAAATATTATCCTCATAAGCATTATGAGGAACGATCTCGCTAATTCCACTACGCTCGGCACACACTTGCATAGAAGGGATGCCATATTTGTCTGAAGGCGTTGAAAACAGTATTCCAGGGTCAACGACTTGAAATGGGCTTACACACAGCACTTCTTTGATCTCGCGGGGAATAAAATGCCAGTCAAAAGACGGATTACGAATGAGAAATTTCCAATCTTTAGCCGATTTTGTATGGTCTTTAATAAATGCAATGCTGTATTTAGTCCATTCGTCCAGCGATACTACAGGAGATTCGGCATTTCCGGAACGAATCTTTTTCAAGAGTTCTATTGTTTGCAATTTTTCGGTTAAGAGGGTGTCTAATTCGACTGTGTATTTGTCCTGCTTAATGTAAGCAGAATAGTGGGGCAGTTCTGTAAGCGGCGTGGATAATTTAGTGGAATCGAAAACAACCCAAGACGCATTTATCAATGATTCTGGGGATCTATGGTTTAACGATGTAGTTTCGCAGTCGAAGGCTATATATATAGTCATATGTTCTCCTTATATGGAGAGTATCGCAATTAAATATTTAATGAATAGTTTTTTTTTATTAAACATAATCGGCAAACATATCTAATAACATCTGTTTTCTAGTGTTTTCATCGACAGTAGCGCTTTTGCATAAAATGATTAATACTGGCAAACAGTCTAATACGTCATCGGATTCAAACAGCACCTCGTAATGTTTATATGTTGGCCTTTTTGGATATTGATTGGTAATCAGTCGTATTGAATCCCAAAATTTTAGCTTTAAAGCCCTGGCTATTTTGTATCTTTCGCGATAAGAAAAATACGAAATTGGTTCGTATATCACTTGTGTGTCGTTATATCTAACAATTATATGATTTTTGTCGTTTTGCCAATCTGTAAGTTTTGTCATAAGCAAGAAATGAATAATCATATAGTCAGCTATTGCGAATGTGAATTAAATGTTTAGTATTAATTAAACACCTAAAGGAGGTTGGTTAGCAATGGTAAAAAGTTTAGAATTGAAGGCAAGCGTAAAATCTTTTCTATCTAGCAGTGCTAAAGAGAAGCTAGTGAACGGAAGCGTTGATGAGGAAACTAATAAAGAGCTTTCTGCCGTGAAGGAATTCTTCAAAGTTTCCGAAGTAGATTCAGTCGTTAGCCTTCGTCTTTCACTAGAAAACATGCTTTGGCGCTTGTTTGAAAATGTGAAAGTTCCAGAAAGCCCATTGCGTTTGAAGGCACATGAACGCTTTTTAGGCCGAGTCGCTGAAAATCTTAAGGCAACCTTGGATACTGAAGAACTTCCTAAATTGGAAAAGAATGACCTAAAGCAAGTTCTTCATATGGTAGAAGATCCAGAAATTTTCTCGAAGCTGGAATTGCCGTTTGAATATACAGCAGAAGATGGCACTGTGCGTGTATTGCCTCTTCCTGCAACAAATATTCTGCAGAACGAAGAGTTTGTTTCTACGGTTGACGAACTGTTCGTTCCTTGTGTGGAGCAAAAATGACTGTAATTGATTTTCAAGATTACTTGAAAAACAAAAAATCAATCATCAACAAACCGTTCCAAGATAACGAGCAGTATCTGCGGTCGGCTTTGTGCTCTCAATTGGAGGCCCTCCTGAAAAACGGGGGGTTTCCAAGCATAAGAGTTTTATATCACAACTCAATATATGTATTTATTCTAAATATTGGCCTATGGTCATTTTTTAAGATAAAAGCCCTTGAGTTTTTAGGGGTATTTTCGTGGCGAGGTGCTATGCTAACCTCAATCAGGAGTGTTGATCCTGGTGCTACTGATCTTAAAATGCTTCGGACATGGCCATCAGACAAAGAAATTTCTACAATTTTAAAATCTTAAGCTTATTTCTTTTTCTTTGCCTTCTTTTTCGAAGTTCCAGAAATTTGTGATATTAAAGATTCATCGATTTCTTCTTCAGAAGTAGAAGGCAAAAATCCTTCTGTGACAGAATTAACTGGAAAATATATATAATCATCATCGGTGTCTTCTGTTAGAATTCCACCATATTTTTTATGCGTATCCATTATTTCTTGGATGTTTTTCTGCTTTTTTAATTTTTCTATGCCAGATTCATACGCAGCTTTTACTTGTTCTTTTGTAATTCCAAGGCGTTTTGCAATATCAGATTCTGAAAACGACTCATTTTCATGATTGTTCATAAATTTAAAAAAACAATAACTTGATTCATCTTCGGAAATAATACCCCAAACACATCCACCAGAATTTATGTCTTCTGACATCATGTGTCCAGGATTATCTTTATACCATTGCGCTTTTTGCAGCCCGAGATTACAAATACCGGTGGGGTAATCGTTCAGTTTAAGTGGACAACATTTTTTAAACCGGCTTTTATTATCATCCTCAGTCTGAGACTGGCATGATGATTTCTTGCTGTTGTCCATTTTCTCCTGCCTTAGTTTCTTGTTGTGCTAGCGAGGCATTAAATGCTGCCATCCAATCTTTATCTTTAGATAAAAGATATGCTACTGCTTTTTCTACTTCTTCTAGTCGGGCGAATAGCTGATATGAATTGGCAATAAATTGATTTAAAGTATTAGAAAATTGTTCCGATAGCTGTTCTTGTGTTTCTTGAGTTTGATCAGACATTCTCATCTCCTTTTTTATCTTCCAGAACGGTTTCTATATCGATTTTATTTAAATAATCCTGTATATCCATACCAGCATACGTTGTAAGGAAAATTTCTGCAATAACATCATGTTTCATGGCCTCAAACTGCTCAAGTTCAATATCTTGAAGAGAACCAATGAATGATATTTGCGATGTTAATGATGCTGTTAACGCCTTAACCGCAAGAACGCTAAATTTTTTATCGTCTTCAGCTTTATCGGAATATTTAAGAACAATTTCATCGATCTCACGAATCATATCCGACAGCCAAACAATCCACTTAGCTGCTTGTGTTTTGTCTATTCCTAATTTGTCAATATTGCTTGAGAGTTCTTTATCAGTTTGGATCATTTGCTTTGCAAGACTGAGCTCATAACTTGAATCGTCTTCTTTTTTTGATTTATCTTTTTGCTTAAATTCAAAAATATTAGACATATATACCTCTTTTAAGTTTTTTAGCGATAAAAGAGGAAATACGCAAGGTTATTTAAGTTTTTGAAACTTCTTCAAGTAATTCGCGAATCGACTTACTGGTTTTACCCTTTGAATTTATATTCGATTTATGTTTTTCTTCGGCATGTTTCATTTTTTGTTCGTGTTGTTCTTTTTTCATTTGCATTTCTTGCTCATGTTTTTCTTGCATTTGTTTTAGCTGTTCTTCGCTTGTTTGCTGCTTAGCATCGGCGCCTTGTTGTTCGCCTTGTTGCTGTTCTTGCTGTTGTTGTTGGCCTTGCTCTGCAGCTTGTTGCTGTTGCTGAGCCTGCATTTGAATTTGTTGTTCAGCTTGTTTGGTTTGTACTTCAAGCTGCTCGGTTTGGAGCTGCAATTGCTGTGCTTGTAGCTGTGGAATTTTGCCACGTTGTTTCTGGTATGCATCATTAATAGCAGGATCTATGAAAAAGTCTAAGCCAGGATCTTTGAGGGCTTTTTCGTCGTGAAAGAAATAATATCTAAACTCTGACATCTTCATGTATTTAGCTACGGATTGATGGAAAATTGGTGATGTTGGAACATCGCCACCAAATGGAAATACATCTAACCTTTCGCTATCAGACCAGATTTTGCCAAATGTACCGGAAGTTTGCAATTCTTCTTTGTAAATTGCAAGATCAGCTTCTTTAGTATTTTGTCCTAATCCGATAGCTTCTAGCTTAAGAATGTCTTTTGCTTGCGGAAAAGCATCGGCAGCTAAATCGTTTAACAGGTCAAACAGAGTTTCAATGAGCTGGCGTAAGCCTCGCTCTTCACCTTGAACAATCTGTTCTTGTTTTCCAGTGTCGCCCATCGTTGGTTTTGCTGAATCTAGTGCTCCAAACCCAATTTCTTGGGGAGAAATCTGGAATGCGCCACAAACAATCATCAAAACGCGTTGATAAAGATTGTTGAACTCTAGATCTTTTGCGGTAATATTCAATGGAACAAATTCAACAGCGATTGGGCCAGCTACAATCGGAATTGTGGCTGAATTATCGTTTCGAGCTACATAGTTACTAAAAAGTTTCCTAAAAGCTTCGGCTTGTTCAGGGCTTACAACGCCAGCTTCTTCGGTTTTTAGATTAATAATTCCTTTTGTAGCTAGACCTTTGGTAAAAGAATTCTGCAAATACTGTTGAGCATAAAAATGCATTGAAACCGCATAAAAAGCTTTTTCGATTGGAGCCATCGGATAGCCGTCTAAATTCTCATGCGCCTGTTTTTGCAAATACGTAACAACCAAATCATCTTCGGTAAAGAACGCAACATTTTTACCGTCCATTCTTTGGACATAAGCAATTGGTCTGCGACCTTTTTCGATGTTTTTGTAATCTTTTAGGTCTTCTTCAGACTGATCAGCAACATCTTTATCGTTTCCAGATAATGTAATATCGGCCTGATCTAAAACACGGAATATAGTTTCAACTGGAACGGGCCTAAAAAGGACAGGAGTGCCTTCTTTAGAACGAATTATTTGTGTGGCGCACCTACCATAAATTAATAAATTTCTAGCCTGAGCACCTAAAAATTCCGATAGATTACATGTTTTAAACGTAGTATCAGATCCTTTAAATACATGATCCAAGATTTTTTTATTTGGCGTACCGCAATTAAGAATGTATTTAATAATTAAATTGGATAATTCTGTTCTGAATTTAACTTCTTCAACTTTTTGCTCAGCTTCTATGGTTCCGTCTAATTGAACCGGGATTACTTCCCTGAGAATAAACCCTCTATCGTATTTATTTGAAGATTTACGACCAAAAGACATAGACTGATTTGCACGAGTATCAACAATCAATGAAATAATTGAATCATAGTAAGCCAGCTCTCGCAGTTCCTTATCGGACATGCGACCTTTTTTCTCAAAGAGAGAATTAGAGCTTGCGTTTCTAGACTCTAGACTAAAGACTGCCTTGCTTTGTTCTATTTTGTCTTTAATTAGTTCATTATCTTCAATCGGTTTTACAGACTTTGATAAGTCATCTACATAAAAGGAGACTTCTCCTTTTTTATCTTTCTTCAAAAAGTCAAAAAGTCCCATTTTAACACCTATTATTCAATAGTGCAGCTCTGAACCGATACGGTGATTGGTTCAGAGTTTTTATTGGTAGCTGCAATACTAATCAAATTAGTTGTAGCTGAAAATAATGCAGAGCCTGTATTTCCATTAATAACTGGAAATTCATTTCCTGAGTTATCAAAATCTAAGTAAATTGTGCTGTCCGCCTCAATACAGACAAAATTAATAAGCCGAGAATAAAATAAGAACGGAGTGGCAACCCCTGCAATTTTAGTTTCCGGGATGACTTGCGGATTATAAAAAATGATATCCCTATCAGTAACATCGATTACTTGGAAATCTTTAATTTTATTTTCAGAATTAAACGCAGAATTTTTAGCAATCCTGATTTTATCACCTACTTGGACACCATCGGCAGAAAAAAATCTAATAACTGAAGCAAAATCTGCGCCTAAAGTAATGTTTAATTCCTCGGAAATCATTCCATTATCTCGAACAATAACAGAATTGTTGTCTTTAGACAGGATGGTATAGGTTCGGCCTACTGAAGACGGGTTAAGTGGAGAAGAAAATGAAGAATCGCTTTCTTGTAAATAAACCATATCTCCAATAAGTACAGAGCTTAAGTTAACTCCGCCATTTACAAGAGAAATTTGTACCGCTGAGGGACTTACTCTTACTGCTGAGTATTGCGTAGTAGCAGAATGGCTGGTGCTGCGTGCCGTCCTAAACCCTGGCGCTGAACCCACTCCTGTCCAACGTAGCCTAGCTAAATCAGCTCCCATTTTAGGGAGTGAAATAGAGAATTCAGAGGTTGTTAGGTTTGGTGCAATAGATCTTGCTGTTGATTGCAACAAAATAGTCTGACCAGGCAGGATAGAACGCGTTTCGCTAATTGGATTGGTAACCGATAAACCTTCTGTCGAAGACAAAAAGTCAAAGTTACGTTGTTTTGGGCTTTGCGACGGATTAGCATCATTGTAGCAAAGTCTGGATACATAAAAGTTTAAAAGAGCCATGATTGCCCCTAGAATAAAATAGTTGCACTACCCGATTTTAACATTTTTTCTTCGTCTTCTTGGTTCTTTTTCTTAATATCTACATTGTATTCAGCAGCGTAATGCATACGCAACGCTTCTTGCATGCCTTCTACAGTAGTAAAATTAGGCTTTTTAGTATAATCAAACTGATCGGCTTGAGAAGCCTGAATAACTGATGCGTTATTTGAAATAAACGGATCAATTGCATAGCGCAGGGCATCTGGACCATGAGTAAAATCATCGTCGGCGAATCGGGAATAATCATATCCCATTGAGCCCTTAGCGTAGGTCCAATTTTCCATGCATTTAATCAGGAACAAATTCTTTGGATCATCTAAAATGATGAAATGAGCCTGTTGTTTCATGGCATTCCATAGTTTTGAACGAATCCAAGAAACTCCAGTGTCGATTGTTAGTGGTTTTTCGCCTCTAGCGGGCATGTTCATACTACCCGCAACGGATGTTGATGACTTATCGGCTGTATCGGGGCATAGTAGGTCAAACCCATATTTTAGGTATACGTTCTCTTTTACAAACGCCAGCCAGTCTGGATTGGCATAACCCGTTGAATTTTCTGTATGTAAAACAAGTATTTTATCGTCAGACTTTCTGTAGGCAATGAGAACTGCAACAGCTGGGTCTATAAATCCAAAATCAACACCACAATGCAATCGCCAGCTATTTGCTCTTAGTTCTCTAACTAATTCATCTTTTGTAATATCGCGTATATTCCCAAACCGATCTGTTGGGTACGCGTTAAAAGCGAAAAACCAAGACTCTTGTAAAGATTTAACGTGTATATTACGATTAAATTTATTGAAAACGATACCCGAAGACTCTGGCTTTAAGTTAAGAATCTGTGCATTAATTTTATCAGGATCTCCTGCATTAAGCAGAGTGTTCTTGACAAACCCTAAATCGCGCAACATTTTAGATTTAGATTGTTGTTTTACTGATTTTGTTCTACAAATAGCAAAAACTGGACAGGTTTTACACCCTTCGTAGGCCAAAATAGATGAATAAACCATTTTAGTTTCGGGATTAAGAGCATTGTAAGCCTGGTCTGGTAGGACTTCCAGCGTCTCAGGATGTAAGTGCAACATACTTTGTGGCAATTCGGGCTTATGACGCTCTGGTGGACAGACTTGCATCCAATCTACAATAGACCATTTGTGCAGTCTGATGCCCGAATTTGGCATGTCTGCTTCGTCAATTTTCTGTTGGATTGGTCCCGAACCAGATTTACGGGATGAAAGATAAATAAAAATAGGAGGCTTGCCTGATCGATCTGGGTCGGCAATAAAAGTTGCTTCGGAAAGAATATCTTTATCAATAAGGTCTAGCTCATCAAATATCAAGCAAGATGCACGTTGCGCGTTTGCCGACTTTTTAGTTGACACAACAACCTGTAGTTTACTGTATCCAACTGGCCGATGAGGCGAAGGTGGTAACCTATTAAGTTCTTTAATACGTTTGCTGTCGGTTTTAGCAAAATTAGAAATAATTGGAAGAGCTAGATATTTATCTAGGTAGCGAATTGCTGCTAGAGATTGGTCCAAAATAGCTGCCATGTGGACTATGTCTCGAGCAAAATGCACCATTAATAAAAATTCGATAATAGAAGATGCTAATGTTTTTGCTGAGTTACGACTTGCCGCTACAACAAACGTAGTTCTGTTAGGGTCGCCGTCTTTGGCTGCCGAATAGACATCCCAAATAAAATCCATTGGATTAGAGTTACTATTGTCGTCTACAGTAGAATCTGGCAGATCGATGTCTAAGAACGTTTTAATCCACTGTTTAAGTTGAACTTTACTTTCGCAAACAGCAAAAAACTGCTCTTCATACAGCTGGTTTAGCGCTGCATTGAGCTGGTTTTCGTTTGTTAATTGCGATTTTTTGCTCATTTATTTTCCTGTCGAAAAAAACCATGTGACAATACACATTTTTTGACCTTTAATAACGGGGTGAGCTCTGTGCTCATATGCATAATTAGACGGAAATAGAACAATTGAATTTTTCTTGGGTTTAATTTTTAAATTAAACTTAGTAAACTCAAGCTCTCCTCCTTCATAATCATCATTTAAATAAATAATACCTGAAACTTTTCTATATAAAAAATCTTCTCCGCCGTCAACATGGGCTTTATAAAAGCCTCCTTCGTTATATTTTACAACCTGGTAGCCTTCATCTGCACAAATAAAAACTGCATTATCTTTTTGATAAGACTGAATAGCCTTCTCAAAAACATTAAAAATATAATTATCTAGTAGTTGAAATTTTTTATCATTTTTACTTTGATCTGAAAGAAAAAATATTTCACACTGCCTGGATATTGGTTTGTCAAAATGAGCTGCGCCTATTTTACCTTTTCCCCATAAATTACTTGGTATGTTTATAAGATCTTGCATGATTTTATTTAAAACGTCTTCCTTTAAGACATACTCAGTGATACATGGACCAAGATTATTTTTTTCAAACGGATTGCCCGTAATACTTGCGGTTTCTTCCTTTTCCTTCAAGGAGACTACAATATTTTCTGAATTCACAGGCAATTCCTTCAATGTTACACGTTGTAATTAATATCTTTTTATCATTAAGTGCCAGATAAGGAAAGCTTTCCACTGGTTGGTGTTTCATCAATGTATATGCAACATCTTCTGTCTTAGCTTTTGGATTGAGTATCTTGCAAGTAGGGGCTGCGCCTCGACCCATTTCCAAATATTTAAATTCGTCAATGTATTCAGGAAATTGGTAACCAAAATCCATCATAATTTCTGTCATATGGAATGGATTTTTAAACCCTAAAATTGCGTGAATACTGTTTGTAAGATGCTGGATGCTGTGTTTTTTATCAGACATCAATAAGTCGTAGATAGGATGAACAAGCTCTGGTAGTTTTTCGTATAAAAACTCTTCGCGATTTTTAGCACCAATAATTGATAATCCTGCTTGAGGAAACAAGTAAGCAGTATTAAATTTAGGCCCTTCAATAGCGGCAAACCTAGCTCGAGATTCTAAATTTTCAGATTTATCTAAACAAATATGACCCACAATTTCAAGAGTTTGGGGCAAATTAATATATCTAGCA